ACCTCGGCCTGAAGGTGATTCAGTGAAGAAGTCCACTGAAAGACGGAGAATCAAGCGAATGACGGCGGATGCTCGCCGGTTATTCCTCCACGGGCTGATCGGAAGCACCGCTCTCGATAAGGTGAACAGTTATCTCAAGGCTGCATCCAAGAAGATATGAGGTCTAGGTTTGCCTCTCCCCGGTGCTGTGAGAAAAGAGGGCAGGGTCTTCGCTCTGGCTAAGGGCCAAACTCTCGAAGATATCGCAGGGGATGAGACTTTGATTGCGCTGCTTGGCAACCCGATCACTCTTGAGAATATCAACGAGGATGAATTGCGACGATTGGTTCTTCTCAAGCTGGCCGTTGAATCGGTTAGAGCTGATTGGGTGGGGTTGCTCTAATGCCATTGCCCGACGCTGATCCAGATAAGCGCATGTATAAGCTGCTAAAGAACATCGATCTGGAGAATCTGACCTTCGAACAATTCCAATCAACCGCTCAAACAGTATTCGCAGAGCCAGAATCAGAGGATACACTCAGAAGAATCGTGCTAATCAACCTGAGCAGGATGGCCGTGGCCGGCGACTGGAACGGTTTGACGACATCAGGGGGTGGCGGTAACGAGTTCAACGGCGAACTCGTGAGTTCAGCCGCAAACGGGTCAACATACTTTCACATCACCAGCGGCCCGCCCTGGGGAACGGGTACGACTCAAGGACTGGTGTTCAACACAGCAGAGGTGTACTACTATCCGTTCTTGTCTCCTGTGTCGTCGACGTTAGATGAACTCAAACTATACATCAGCGTAGCCTCAACTACTGCGAATCTCCTTGTGGGGATCTACAGCGACGACGACGGGGTGCCTGACACCCTCCTTGGCTATGTCACTCTCGATGTCACCAGCACCGGGTACATCTCATCGACCAGTTGGACTGGCGGCCCGCCCGATCTTGTACGCGGAACTCAGTATTGGATCAGTTGGGTGCGTGATGCTGCTGAGTCCTTGGCGTACTATAGCCAGAAGATGAATCAGGCCACTGGCCTTGGGGTGTCGCCAGGACCAACTTCCGTCGGCTACACCTATCTCGATGTGGCTCATTCTCTCTCATTACCGGCTTCTGTCACTGCGTCGGATCTTGAATCCTCGGCGACCGTCATGGTTCCCGATCTAGGGGTGAAGTTTGATTGATGTTTCGCACTTGGAAGAAGACGACCGATGAAGGCGTTGAAGAAGGCGAGTATAATGTCGATTGGGAGTGGATCAGGAAGCATCGGGATCAAATTCTCGAAGAGTCTGACTGGCGAGCCGTCAAGGATAGAGTGTTGCCTAATGCTTGGCGCGCCTTTCGGACTTTCCTTCGAGACCTTCCCCAGAACTTCGATTCTGCAAATGATGCCGCCGATGCTTGGGCAGCCTACGACATCCCTGAGTGATGCGGATGCCGAAAGTACCCCCTGATCATACAGAGCGCGTTGAATTCGTACTCGGCAAAGCAGAGAGGCAGATTGTGAATGATGCCGCATTCGCATATCAATTCAGCCGGATTATGAATCCTATCGTTGGTCTTCTGTCTTCGACCGTGGCGATGATCAGCGTCATCGCGCTGATTCTCACATTCTTTTCAAAATACCTTCCCGACGGATTGCTCGATGCTGTCGAGGATATGACAATAGGTCAAATCGCCGATTATCTGGAGGCTGAAAATATCTTCCTCGGTGGACTGTTCGGGTTGGCCGGACTGGCCTTCGGCGGATTCCCCGGCGCGATTCTCGGCGTGATCATTGGTTCGGTAGCCGCTGAAGAGTTGGAAGACGTCGCAGCGGAGATCGATTGGGAGTCGACCGAGAATCGAAGAAGGGCCGGGGCGCTCATTGTGAAGACTTTGGTTGAGTTGAGGATATTCTCAGGGAAATTGAAGGAGTCGCTTTGATGCCCGACGATCATGAGGACCATCATCACGAGGATGAACTCATCACCGATAAATTCCGAATCCACATTGGCCCGAACATGATCAAGGTGATTCTCGCTCTGGCTCTGCTAATTGCCGTGATTATGGGCGATTCCATCAATCCGAGTCAATTCTTCTAAATCTCAAAATAACGTCACACTGGAAGGGGTGCTGAAGGCTCTCGGAAGGGGGGGGGATGGGGGTCTGGGCCTTGCAATCGCACGCTTCAAGCGGTGAGCCGCATAGAATACAGATTAGCCATAATGCCTCATCTGCCCAATCTTCGATCTCTAACTCGTCTTCCAGATCGTCTTGCATGAAGTCGCAGCCCTCCCAGTAATCGACCCAAGTCCAAAATTGAGAGTTATTCATCTCTTGCACCCACATTCAAACGGTGCGTTGTAATATCGGAAAGTGAGGCGAATAGGTTGTTTGCAGATTAAACAATTCATTCTTTCACCTTCAGTCCCAGGCGACGACATCTCGCACAACTGCGGTTTTGGTGATGGTGGGTTTGTATCCTGGTGCCGCAGTGACAATAGGAACGGGGTTTCCTATTCCCCTGCCTTTTGTTGTGATTGTTCCTGGCTAATTTTCGATAAGTCATTCAATCACTCGCCAGACCATCGTCTTTGAGACTCTGAACTTTCCACCTTTGGGGTACGTCCTTTTGACCTGCTTCCATTCTTCCGTCAGCTCGATCTGATAGGTCATCCTGTTGACCTTGTGGATGACCCCGAGGGCGGCATCCTTCGTTGAACAAGGTCTGCCGAAAGCCACAGCATCACCGATGCCGAGTTCGTGGGCTTCGATTACGCCTTCCTCGATCAGAACCGCCCCCCGCGAATGGATCGGGCTTCATCCTTCGCCGCTTCAGCCAAAATGTCGAGATATACTGAAGCACCGTTGCCAGGATCAGGGTCGCCGCTCAGGATGCACTTAATGCGGTAGTCAGCCATCTTCAGAGCCGTTTTCATGGAGTAGAGCTCCTCGCCGCGTTTTTTATCCTCGGCGGCCGCCTTCCAGTTCTTCTTCTGGTGGACCTTGTATAGCGCGATAGCAGAACACACCCTCGCGCTCTTCATACCCATTTCCCAACCCTCGTATACCTTCCATGCGTCGTGATCGAGTGCGATGGTCACTATCCACCTTCCAGCCTTTCTCGTTACCATGATCGATGCTGAGAATAGATAGGTTATCAACTTTGCTAACTGCCGCTCGCCGACGCGAACGAACCGGAAATGCTTGGCATTTCGGTTTGCGCGACGTGGCGCGCACTGACATAGTCCCGTTTCCTACGGTGGTTAAGCATTGTGAGCGAGGCCGACCCCAACAATAAC